GTTGGTGAAGATAGGAGCCTCTGCCATCTTGTCGGTTGCTTCCCATACACGCTTCTGGTATTCTGGTTTCATCATCCCATCATGCAAGCGGTTGAGTGGTGTGGCGGCACAGGTTTGAATCATGCGGTTAGCCAAGGACTTAGCTTGCATCTCAAATGAGAAGTAGAGACCAGGTATGTGGTGGGTAACTGCGTTCTGTAAGACAATGTTCAGAGCAAGGGCGGTCTTACCACAGGACGTAGGTGCGGCAATCACCATCACCTCTCCTTTGGCTACGCCACCACAGCTAAGTTTCTCATCTACTTGTGCTATGCGAGTGGGCATGGCAGACACCTCATAGGTTCCGTTCACCATAGCCTTGTAGTCTTCTCTGAGGGCTTCGGCAGCAGTTCTGATACTCCCGTCTCCCTTACCATCATCAACGTCCTGTAGGGACTGTAACGAGGCTTCTAACCTAGACGTAACAGAGTCGGCTTCTTCCTCCCCTTCCTCTGCTTCCTCAATGGCTAGCCTACAATGACGGATGGTCTGGCGAAGCTTAGACTTCTCCTTGACTATGTTGGCGGCATACTTGGCGTGGGTGGCGGTCTCACAGGCTTCTTGAATTGTATAGATGGTTCCGATACCACCAATCTCCTTCTCGTTGCCATCGGAGCGTAGCTGCTCCAGTAGTGTGATGTCTGATAACTCCAACCCCTTCCCCACAATCTGCCCCATAGTGGAGAAGATTGTAGAGTTGCGAGCTACATAGAAGTCAGAGGGTTGAACAACCTGTGACACCTCGTCGTAAATGGAACCATCTTCAGACAGAAGACAGGACGCAAGAACAACTGTCTCCGACTCTAGTGAGTGGGGATGCGTGTTTTTAGAGTTAGGCATACTAGCTGTCTTCGCGTTCTTGTTGATCCATCACGAACTCACAAGCCTCACGTAGACAACCAGTTCCGTAAGGATAGGTCACCAGGGATTGACCTTGCTTGCTGTATAGGATGACAGACTCTGGGCGCATGTCTACGTCATACTGAAACTCTGGGTCTACGCCACTCTCTTCTAGCCACGAAAGGATTTGATCCCCTGTGCGCTTCTTAGGTTTGTCTGGGACTCGCTCTGAAATCCAGTATTCATCTCCGTCACATAGTGCGCCAACGTAGTCATCGACGAAGCGTTGCTGTCCTGCGACAACTTGTAGGCGTTGGACAAGTGTGTCCGCGTCCAAGTGTTTGGCGGGGCCGTAAGGGTAGGTTGCTGTTTTAATAATCATGTTCTGTTTGGTTTATGGTTTGGTTATAGTGCGTTATTAGCATGGCTAGATTCAAGTGACTTTAGTTCATCGACTAACTCATTGAGGTCTTCGATAGATTTTGAATCGTTGTCCATTGCGTATTTTATAATTTCAGCGAAGAATAAAGAGGTTGAAGTTTTCAATTTACTTCCCGCGTCATTTTCGCAGAAATAGGTGATAGCCCTAGCTGCTTGATCTGCTAATTGTGTTTTGCTCATGTTTGGTTATGGTAAATCTTTGCTAATCTCTTCAAGGGCTTCATAGCCACGCATCACTCTGCTGAAGTAGCTTTCTTCCTTTGTCTCTGATACAATGTCGTAATGCTCCTTGGTCATTTCTTGCAGGAAGCCATAGCGGTGTGAGGTGCGAACGCTAATTGCCGCGTATTTGTTGGCTATATACTGACCATAGTATAGAGCTGCGGTGTAAGTATCATCACACTTTTTGGAAGTGCGGAAGTGGTTTGCAGCTTTGTCTCTGAAGCCTTGCTCCAGTTGTGTGCGTTCGTGCTTTGGTGTTCTGTGTGTGTCTTTTTGTAGTTTCATGTTTATGTTTGGTTTGGTTTATAAACTTGGGATGGTCTTTGAAACCTCCAAGATAAGTTCGTTTTCTAAAAGCTCTGGTGGCATCGGTGACCTCCAGATAGAGATCAGCATGAGGCACTTTTTATATGCGTCAAGGGTAAAACCTTCCGCTTCGTAAATTTCTTTTGCGGCAGGGATAGGTGATGGTGGTGTTCCCATCCTTTCACAATAAGCGGAGGCTAACTTCTGAGCCTTTGCAATACCAATCCCTTTCATCCCCTCAATGTTGTCGGTTGAATCTCCCATGAGAAGTTGAACCAACCAATGGTAGTCTGCCTCCGCTTGTGTCACTTGACGAGGCCAGTCATCCTTGTTCCAGTTGTAGTGCCACCCTGGGACACCAAGTAAGTCCTTGTCTATGCTACAAAGGATTGGGTTTTTAACCCTTCCGTTGGTCAGCATGATGCCAAGTAAATCATCCGCTTCTAACTGGTCGTGCTTGCACCACCTGTGGTTATTTAACTCCTCAAGCTTGTCCATCAATGGAACATAGAGAGGTGGCTTCTCGCGTCTCCCTGCTTTGTAGTCTGGATACAATACCTTACGGAAGTTGTCACGTCCAGACACTACGAGGTAATGCTCCTGTGCGCGGCAAGCAGAGACTACACTTTGTATAGTAAACTCTACCATCTCGACAAGGCTTTTTAAACCTGTGCCAGTTGATTCAGCCTTAGCGGCATGAGAGTAAGAGATCAGCTCAAGATCAATGAGGGCAGTTTTGGTGCTTGTTTTTAGGTTCATAGTTTTGTTTTGGTTGCGGTATTGGTAAGGTGTAGGGAAAGGTATTTGTATGGTCAAGAAGAAACGTCCTTGTTTTTTTAAAAAAAAACTTTGGTTCCTTGGTCTCAATCAAATCGGTGTAGCTCTTGGCGTTTGGACATGGTTCACCCATTACGAATGAACCACGTCCTGCTGTCTTGTCTCAAATCGTATGAGTCTGACGCTCTTTCATGTCGCCCCGCTTGGCTGTGGTAAGTGCTGTATAAGCTACGGGACGGTGTTCACGCTCCGCTAGGAGCCACCTGTTACGCTAGGTCGGTATCTCTGTCAAACCTAGCAACCACTAGAACCGAGAAGCTACGCTCCAGGTTCCGTTGTGCAGACTTGGGTTAACCTGTGAGGCCACTTGCTCCGCTAGACTGTATGGGCATAAAAAAACCCCTCCTACATGTCAAGCTGTAGGAAGGGTTTAAAGTTGCTTGAGAACAAGCGGGGAAAGTTAAACTGATCCGTCTTGACACGGTAGCATTTCTGCTATGATTGAATTTAGTAAACAAGTTTTGGCAACTTGTCAAGCGGTATTATATCACAGATGCTAACACCCTGTCTCCGTAGCTTTCCTTGAGCCGTAAAGGGGCTATATTGCCGTTTTCATGGATGGCGAGACACTTACCTGGGGCAATGAGTGTAAAGCCGCTCACGCTAAACTCAGGCGCGTCAATCTCTGTTATGTGATAGGCAGAGTGGACTTGCTCCTCTGACAGTTGTGGGTGATCCTTTCGGTATTGTTGTATGGTTTTCATTTTCTGTTTGTTACTCCTTTTTTAGTTTTGTAGTATTGTGATTGAGTCATTCCGACTTCAACATAGGCATCCTTTGCCGTCATACCCTGCTCTCTGAGCTTATCGACGGCCTTTACTGCCTCGTGTGGGTCAATGCCTAGAGTTCTCATGTGAGTTGTGCCAGGTTTGACTATGATGTCTTCCTCGTCTGCGGGTGGCACTTTGTCTTTGATGCTTTCCATGTATCGGACTGCGCTTGCTATCATACTTCCTGTCATTACTTCTTTACTTTCTCTTTTGTTGTTTTACTAAAAGGAGACTTGCGTTGCTCTCCCTTGCTCTCTCCTACCGTGCTTGCTGTTAAAAGCCTACGGTATGCGTCTCTCGCTGCTCCTGAGGCCATGAAGCCCATGCAACTTGAGATTTTGCTTTGCGTTCCTGCTGTGTCTATTGCTCTCATCGTTTGTTTACTTGGTTTGCGTATTGGATTAATGAGCTTGCAACGTCTTGCGGCAAGCCCAGTTGGTCAATGGCGTATCTTGTTGCCGCCTCTGGTGTTCCTTGATGGGAGCCAATCATCTGATTGATCAAAATCTTGGCGTTTTCTAGTTTGTCGGTGATGTCCTCCATTGGTTTACATGTATGGCACGGTTAGATCGTCGATCATTTGCAGCAAGACACCCCTATGATCTTCTAAGGTGTCAGAGTGATGCACTAGCACTTCCGCAAGTGTCTCTATGTCGTCTCGTGCTTTGTTTACGGCGTGATTTAGCAAGCCCAGGGCAAGGGCTGAAGCGATTATATAAGTAATGATTATTTTGTACATGGTGTGTATATGTTTAAGAATGCTTTACAATAACGGAAGTTTCCCCCGTGCGTATGTCAGTAGAGATGAAAATGTCATCGTCGCAGCCTAACTCTTTTAAGCGAGCTAGTTTGTCGGCATCTGACATACCCTCAGTAGGTTGGCAGTAGACATTCTCTAATACTTCAGTTATCGAAGCGTGTTCTGTGCTGTCTGGGTGCAATATCTTGCAGTATCTTACAGTTGAATGTTCCATAACGTGTTTGTATTCTTCCTTGGCTTCCTCAAGTGTGTCAAAAGAGTTGACTGTTTTTACCCATTTAGGCTTATCAAAGTCAACATCTTGCATTTCATTGATTACTGTGTATTTCATGGTTTGTTTATGGTTTGTTTATGGTTAGAGTTAAAGCGTGTGCAAGCCGTAGCAAACGCAAATGATTGCCGCTACAATGCAAGCAACCGTGCAGATTGCTAGGATTTGATTGTCTGTTATTTTATTCATGGTTTGTTTACTTATAAAAGATGTGCTTTCCTATAGTGCAAGTCTTTTTAAGCGAGCTTGCCCAGTAAGGGTTGCAATAGTCTGCATGGTAATGATCAGCACCGCCCGTGTAATTCGTAGCGGTCCCGTTTACAATGGCCATAGCCTCGCTAAAGCGCGGATGTCGCTTTGCTTTGGCAAGTAATTGGTCAATCCTTCCGCTATTCCAACAGCTAAACTGTTTACGCTGCAAGCATACCTGCCTGGGCGTTAGCTTGCGCTTTGCCGCACGGTTGCGTATAACCTCATTGACGGCCTCCATTGACCCCGTTGCATACTCTCCCCCCGCCTCCAGGATAAGCGTTGCCGCGACGATTTCAGACGCATTTACAGACAGGTTTGAAACTAGGCCAAGTGCTAGTGCTAATATTAATTGTTTCGTTTTCATGTTTTGTTTATTGTTTATGGTTTTTAGTTTTTGGCGTTTGTGCCAGGTTTCTTTTCTCTTTGTCTTTTATAGATTGCAAGGTTAAAGTTTCTATTTCGTTGCATCCATGTGAGGAAACAATCGAGCCGGCAATAGCCTCCCCATTCTCAATAGATGAAAGGCAAGGCAAGGCTCGCGCACTTCCCACGAAATGCCCTTGCTGATTAGCGTTGCTATTGGTTTGCCCACCGTATGCCGCAATATGCAAGTTGCGCTTATATGGTAAACATTAGTTAGGCTAGTTCCTTTTCTTTCTGTTGTTATTTTCATGGTTTGTTTTTCCTTTGTTTAGGTTTAGGTTTAAGGCGATTCATTCGCCTACCCCAAAACCCGCGCGACTCAAATGAGAAGGCGGGCAAGGTTTTGAAGGGTTTCTAGTTATTTTACGTAAGGGTGATTTGCAAATGGAACCAGTTGGATTCCGTCAGAATAGTTTTCGTGATTAGC